ATGAGATCGGTTATGAAGCATCAGTTTTCGATGATTCCGCGTGCTAATATTCCGCGTTCTACTTTTAATCGTTCACATGGTTATAAGACTACGTTTAGAGCTGGTTATTTGATTCCATTTTATGTTGATGAGGTTTTACCTGGAGATACTTTTAATTTGAAAGTTAGTACTTTTGCTAGGTTGTTAACTCCTATTGTTCCTATAATGGATAATATGTTTATGGATATTCATTTTTTTGTTGTTCCTAATCGTTTGGTTTGGAACAATTGGGAGAAATTTGCTGGTCAAGGTAATGCGGAGCCTGGTGATGAGAATATTGGTCCTACTGATTTTGTGATTCCTACTGTTAAAATATCAAATTCGGTGAGTGTTTTGCCGCAGTTTTATGGTGTTTTTCCTGCTTATGCGAATCTTACTGGTGTTTATACGCATCCTGTTAGTCCTCCTGGTGTAGGTGATTATTTTGGTTTGCCTTTGATGCCTAGTGGTGTTCTTGCTGTACAGAGTACTCATGTTTCTGCTTTGCCTTTTCGTGCTTATCGTCTTATTTGGAATGAGTGGTTTCGTGATGAGAATTTGCAGCATTCTGTACATGTAAATCTTACTGATTCTCAAGATGTGTTGAGTGAAAATCTTACTGCTACTTCTAATGATGGAGTTGATCAGTTGTTATCTCGTGGTAAACGTCATGATTATTTTACTTCTTGTTTGCCTTTTCCTCAAAAAGGTCCTGGAGTTGAGATTCCTTTAGGTACTACTGCTCCTGTTCATGCTATTAATACTGGTATTACTGCAGCTAATGCTCCTTTTATGAGGTCTGATGTTGATGGTACTCGTGTTCCTTTGGGTGTTGCTGGTTCTACTGTTTCTGTTGATTATACTTCTACTACTCCTACTTCTACTACTGGTATTTTGGGTCTTGCTACTGCTACTCCTGGTACTTATTTAGGTACTTATTATGATCCTGCTAGTACTTTGTATGCTGATTTATCTTTGGCTACTGCTGCGACTATTAATTCGCTTCGTCAAGCTTTTCAGATTCAGAAATTGTATGAGCGTGATGCTCGTGGAGGTACGCGTTATACTGAGGTACTTCGTGCTCATTTTGGTGTAGTTTCTCCTGATGCTCGTTTGCAGCGTCCTGAGTATTTAGGAGGTGGTTCTGTTCGTGTTATAATTAATCCTGTTGCTCAGACTTCTGCTACTAATGAAATTGGAGGTGTTACTCCTCAAGGTAATCTTGCTGCTTATGGTATAGTTAGTTCTCATGGTCATGGTTTTATTAGGTCTTTTGTTGAGCATTCGATTATTATTGGTCTTGTTAGTGTTCGTGCTGATTTGTCTTATCAGCAAAATATAAATAGGATGTGGTCTCGTCAGACTCGGTTTGATTTTTATTGGCCTGTTTTGTCGCATTTAGGTGAGGATGCTGTTTTAAATAAAGAGATTTATTTTGATACTACTGCTAATGTTGCTACTTGGAATAATGAAGAAGCTTTTGGTTATCAAGAGCGTTGGGCTGATTATCGTTATTATCCTTCTCAGATTACTGGTTATTTTCGTTCTTATAGTCTTATACCTGTAGGGGACGGTGTTCCTTATTTTACTTCTTTAGATTATTGGCATTTATCTCAGGCGTATCAATATCCTAAATTAAATGCTGCTTGGATTCAGGAGAATCCTCCTATAGATCGTATTATTGCTGTTCCTGGTACTCCTGAAGCTCCTGAGCCTCATTTTCTTTTGGATGCTTTTTTTGATATTAAGTGTGTGCGTCCTATGCCTGTTTATAGTGTGCCTGGTTTGATTGATCATTTTTAGGAGGTATTATGGATCCTTTATCTATTGCGCTTATGGCAGGTGGTTCTGTGCTTGGAACTGGACTAGGTTATTTAGGTCAGACTCAAGCTAATCGTTCTAATCGAGATGCTGCTCGTGAGCAGATGTCTTTTCAGGAGCGTATGTCGAATACTGCTTATCAAAGAGCTACTGCTGATATGAGAAAAGCTGGTATTAATCCTATTGTAGCATATTCTCAAGGTGGTTCTTCTACTCCTATGGGAGCATATAGTTCAAGTACGAATACTATGTCTGACGCTCCCTCTAGTTTTTCTAATAGTGCACGTGCTGTGGCTCTTGAGGCTAGAGCTATTCAGAGTCAAATTGAGAAGAATCAATCTGAAGTTGGTTTAAATCAAGCTTCTGCTCAACGTGAGAAATCTGCTGCTTTGTTAAATGCTGCTAATACTCTTTTAACTCAAAATTCTGCTCGTCATTCTGAGTTGGCTTTACCTAAAGCTGAGAATTATTCTGATGTTAATAAGTCTTTGCTTGGTAAGATTTTGGCTTATCCTGGTGCTATTACAGATTCTATTGGTAATATTTTTGGTGGTATTAATAGTGTTAAATCTTGGTTTAATCATCGTTTTTGAGTGTTTAATTAATTATGGGAGGTTTTATGCGTCGTATTCGTAGAAGACGTTTGTCTAGGTTTGTTAGACGTAGGTTTGGAAGTCGTAGGTGTAGATAGTGTGTTTAATTTATGAGGTTGTTTTTTTATAGTTATTGGAGTTTGTTATGCGTCGTATTCGTAGAAGACGTTTGTCTAGTAAAGTTAGTCGTAAATATTTTTCTAAGTATGCTGGTTCTCATTATAAAAATATGCGAGCTCAGCCTATGAGAGGTGGTTTTAGGATTTAGTCCTTTAGTTTTTTTAATTTTTAGGTTTATAAAGTGTAGATATTACTTCATAAAATTGTTAAATGTATTTGGTTTCGATATGGTTTGTTTTCGTCCTTTGAAAACTTATCGAATTTCTCGTGAGAACTCTGATAAGTTTGATATTAAGTTTGTTCATGAAGATCCTGAATCTTCTAGGCGTTATCGTTATGGGCATTTTAAGTCTTATAAATATTGTTTTAAAGATGACCCTGGTTTATTAGATTTACCTTGTGGTCGTTGTATAGGTTGTCGTTTAGAGCGTTCTCGTATGTGGGCAGTTAGATGTGTTCATGAGGCGTCTTTGTATGAAAATAATTGTTTTATTACTCTTACTTTTTCCTCTGAGTATTTGGATTCTAAAGTTTCTTTGGTTAAGTCTGATTTTCAGTTATTTATGAAGCGTTTACGTAAGAAGTTTGGTTCTGGTATTCGGTTTTATCATTGTGGTGAGTATGGTTCTCAAGGAGATCGTCCGCATCATCATGCTTTGTTGTTTAATTTTGATTTTCCTGATAAAGTTTTGTGGACTGTTCGTAAAAAAATTCCTTTGTATCGTTCTGAGATTCTTGAAGAGTTATGGCCTTATGGTTTTTGTGTTATAGGTAATGTGACTTTTGAGAGTGCTGCTTATGTTGCTCGTTATATTATGAAGAAGCAGACTGGTAAGGATGCTAAGGAACATTATAATGGTCGTCTTCCTGAGTATAATACTATGTCTAGGCGTCCTGGTATTGCTCGTGATTGGTTTGAGAAGTTTAAGACTGATGTTTATCCTGATGATTTTCTAGTTATTAAAAATGGTATAAAGTGTAAGCCTCCTCGTTATTATGATAAGATTTATGGTTTGACTAATCCTGATGGTTTTGATATAATTAAACAGAGGCGTGATGGTAAAAGGGCGCTTCACGCTTCGGAAAATACTCCGGAGAGGTTGTCTGCTAGAGAGCAGGTTCAACTTGCCCGTCTCCAGTCTTTAAAAAGAGGTTATGAAAATGGTTCTTAAAATTTTTCTATTTATGATTCTAAACTTGAGTCTTATTTGCCGCCGTTTGTTATGCGTACTAATGCTGAAGCTATTCGTTGGTTTATAGATTTAGTTAATTCTGGTAAATCTGAGCTTGGTATACCTAGTCATCCTGAAGATTATACTCTTTTTGAGATAGGTTCTTTTGAGGAGTCTAATGGTGATATTGATGTTTTAGCTGCTAAGGTTTCTTTAGGTTTAGCTTTAAATTTTGTTAAGCCTGTTGGAAATGGAGGTTAGTATGTCTAATAATGGTACTTATGTCAAGAGAAAAGTTTATTCTTCTATGAATCCTCCTCCATCTTGTCCATTGGTTGATGATGAGCCTTCGCTTACTAAGCAGTCTTTTGCTGCGGATGCTGATATTAATAATATTTTGGCTCGTTATGCTAGGACCGGTTACATGACTGATCCTTTAAATCCTTCTACTCGTAAGCCTCAGTATGGTGATTTTAGTAGTGTTCCTGACTTTCAAGAAGCTCAGGAAATTGTTAATGATGCTTATGAGATGTTTGAGGCTTTACCTGGTCAATTACGTGCTCGTTTTAATCATGATCCTGCTGGTTTGTTAGCTTTTTTAGCTGAGCCTTCTAATTATGAGGAGGCTGTGAAATTAGGTATTATTGAACCTAAAATTGAACCTAAAATTGATCAAAAACCTCCTGTTTCTGAAGAGGTTTCTTAGATGAAAAATCGATTGGAACCCCCAAGTATTCCGAGAGATTTTTCATCTAGCACACTTACTTACTTGATGTAAGTGTGCTGACTGACACTCATCCACAGGGTGAGGGTCAGTTTTTTAGAGGTTTTTTTCGTTAGAAAAATTCCTTTTTATATTTGTTTTTTATTTATAGAGGTTAGGTT